TGGAAAGAGGAGACGCGAGCGTCGTTCACGTTGGTCAGCGACCTAGCCAAATTCGTCGTGGCTTTCTGTCGCTTGTCTGGCGTTGGCAACACGGCCGTGATGAACTCCTGGGTGAACGCTCTCATCGCGCTGCTCCCGCTTCTGATCGTCGACCCGAGGCTGAATCTCCCGTTCCAGCTCGTGGTCCTCGGTGATGACATGCTGCTGTTCGTCCTGCATGCGCACCCGATCCAGCCCGTCATGGTCCGTGACTCCTACGCGCGCTTCGGCCACAAGCCCGTGTGCATCCAGTCGACCACGCAGCCGTTGCGCCCAACGTTCTGCAGCGGCCGGTTCTTCCACAGCCTCGTTGGACGAATCTGGGCTCCGAAACCAGGACGCACTCTCGTCAAGTCCGCATGGGTGGTCAGCAGCGACATCACGCCGCTCGCGTGGTTGCGCTGTGTGGGCCTGTCCATCGCTGCTTCCGCCAGCCACGTGCCCATCGTTCGCGCCCTCGCTCGCCGATACATCGAACTCGGCGTCACGCCCACGCCTACCGAGGATCGCGTGTTCAAGCGCTTCAAGTCCAGCCACGCCCCGACACCGGCCGGAGCTCAAGAGTGCTCCCCTCAAGGCCTTCTCGAATTCTGCCAGTTTTACGAGACCACACCCGGTGAAATCGCTGACGTGGAGGCCGCCATCGCTCGGATGGCATACGGCGAGGAACTTGACCACCCACTGGTCCACCGCATCGTCGCCAAGGACAACGAAGTCCCCACTGACCCAGTGGATGCCGACGCCACCAGTGAGCGCAGCCCCATGGCTCCGGCGCATGCCGCGCCCACCCCACAGGTCGCCGTTGCCGACCTCGGCGAAGACCCCGAATTCCCAGATGCCCACTTGGAGCAACATCTCGCAGCCGAAGCTCGTGAGTATGTTGAAGCTCTCAGGTCCATCTACCAAGCGCATCCATCTAGTCGCGCTACTCGGCAGGCCAATGCCCAATAAATCGCCAATCTATCCGGGGCCGCGCCCGGCGGCGGTGAAGTCAACACCTACAAAAGACGGTTCCGCTACCCAATCGCG